CGAAGCTTCTGCAAAGCCTGCTGCCATGACATTGGCTAATCCTTCTGCTTTCCCACAGCTTTTACCGCCTCCGCTCCAGTGAGCGCTTTCTTGACGATTCCGCGAGAGTGCGAGTAACTGGCACCGCACACGGCCGATAGGATTGGCCCAGCGATTTGAACCCATTGTGCATCTGAAAAAATTGCACACAAGATTCCGCCAACCATACCCAGCATAGATAGAAAAAACTCCGAACTGAACTTGCCATTTGTCTGACCTTTAATCACTGCTCACCCCTGTTTCCGGCCATCGCTTGTGCTCGGCCTCTTTCCTCAGCTTCCTTAAGCCTTACGTCTTCAAGTAGCTTGAATACGTTCGCTCCGGTTTCTGTTGTTACCCTATTCATATTGTCAGAGATAGTTTCTACCTTAGTAACCTTTGTATGAACGTCATCAATTTTGTCATTGATACGCTCAAGCGTCTGTCCGGTTGCTTGCAGGCATTCAGTCATTTGACCCATTTGATTTGCAATCTCAGTTTGATGCAAATCAACCTGAACTGGTTTGTGCCCGTTGCCCATCTTTTTATCGACAAGCTTTTCGATGACCTTAATTAAAGCCATCATCGTTCCAAACAATGCGCCAGCTTCAATCAGTCCGGACTCCATGTCAGCCACCACCAAGCTTCAGTCGCGACTTCAACCAATCGGGCGGGTCCTTAATAACGTATGGCTCAGGCCGTGGCTGTTCGTCTGAAATGCCGCCGTCCTCTGCCTCCTTGCTTGCGTCCCATTCTGCAATCTCGGTTTCTCTAGCTGCTTGAATTTTACCCTGCTCAACGTACCAGTCTTTGACTTCTTCGTCCGGTAGGTCGCGCTCATGCATCAAAGTTTTGCCGCTTAACTCTTCGACCGCCTTCACCAAACCAAACATATCAACACCGATTTCTTTTCCGATGTAGCTATTTTTAG